GTCCGGGTTCTCCGGCACCTTCAGGCCCGCCGCCTTGCAGTCGATGAGGATCTGCGCGCAGGCGTTGTTGATGGTCTTGACATCGGAGGTGTCGAACGCCTGGTTGATGCCGGCGCCGAGGGCTTCCAAAAGGCCGTAGAACAGGTCGGCCTTCTTGTCCCACCACGAGAGGATGGTGTCCTCGAAGAGCTCGTCGATCTTGTAGTACTGGTTGAACCGCAGCCAGACGTCCAGGATGTTCAACCCGCCGCCGAACTGGAGGTACTTCACCGTCGTGAGCGCGCCCTTCGGGATGGCGGAGAGCTTCACCTCTTCTCCGGGCTTGACCTGGTAGAAGGTGACGCCGCCGGTCACGTCCAGGATCTCGAAGGAGTCGTTGGCCGAGTCCCGCATATCGTACTCATCGAACAGGACCTCGTAGCCCCTGTCCGGGGTCTTCACGCTCGAGGTGTAGACCGAAGCGATGGGCACCGCGCCCATGAGCGCGGCGTCTGGCCCGGCGAGCTTCTCGCGGTGATAGATCAGCGGGTCCTCAAGCAGTTCTTTCATAAAGTCGGAAGCGCGCTTGATGATCGCCAGCTTCTTCTCCTCGTCCGTGGCGAACTTCTTGATGCCGCTCCAGTCGAAGATCTTGCGGCCGAAGACCAGGCCGAGGAACGCCGGGAACGGAATGGCCGCGGCCGCCGCCTGGCCATTGTCCGCGGCGAAGGCCCCGGCGAGGCCGAAGACCATGACCGATGCGATGAGCACCAGCAGGATGATGCCGATTGTCTTGAACGTTTTCATGTGGGTTGTTCCTCCTTGAATAATGCATGGAGCAGAGGGCGCGGAGCAGAGGGTTTACACCATGCTCCATGCCCCATGCGCTATGCGGGTTATGGTTATACCGTCACGTCGTGGACGCGGTACGCGACCTTGACCTTCATGGTCGTGTCCCCGCCCGCGTTGCCGGCGAACTCGCCGTCGCCCGTGTTGTGCAGCACGAGAGCCTTGTTCAGGCCGTTGGCCGCCGTGACAATGGCGTCGATCTTGGGCAGCGCGTTGGTGAGAATGTCCGCGGCCTGGTCGATGAAGCCCGTGGTCTCGATGGCCTGGGAGGCGATCGCACCGGTCGTGTTCTCGTACCGGACGGCCAGGTTGTCGGCGGACTCCGTCAGGACGTTGGAACCGTAATCGAGGAAGAACACCGCGGATACGAACTCTACGATCTTGTTCGCTCCGGGGGCGGCCACCAGCTCTTTCGGCGTGGCGCGGAGGGCCTTGATGTTCGCGTTCGTCAGGTTCACCGTGACGTACTTGATGGTCGTCTCTTTGAGCGCGGTCACTCCGGTGTTGGTGATGGTCACGTCACCGGTCACCGCGTTGGCGGTTGCTTCGCCTCCGGCGTTGCCGATGAGGATCTGACCGTTCGCCAGGGTAATGGTGCCGACCAGGAAAGTATTCGTCGGCTGGAGCATGATGGTGACGGTGGTGTCCGCGCTCGCGCCTGCTTCCTGGCAGTAGCCGCAGGGGGTATTCCCGCCCGCGGTCTTAGTCACCTTCCCGGCGCCGGCGTCCCAGTAGACCTCGTCCAACACATTGATCACGAGGGGTGCTTCCTTGGGCATGGTGTGCTTGCCAGCGTAGGCGTAGACGTTCTCCGTGCTGATCAGGGCGGTGTTGACCGCGACGAGCACGCAGCCGTTTACCACGATGGTATCGCCCGGAGCGGTAGCCGCATTGTGGGTGTATTTGAGAGTCCGGATGTTCCCCAGGCTGTCGCTGGGTACGGACGTGGCCAGGCCGATGAGCAGCATGGACGCGAGGCCCGCCGTGCCGGTTGCGGCGCCGGCTTCGCTGGGATTCGCCCAGAAGACGCAGACGAGGGTGAAGACAAAGATCAGGCCGATCGCGATCAGCCCGGCCTTGCTGAGGTTCTTGAGACGCTTTTTCATTGGTTCCTCCTGTGGTGAATGTAGGGGCAACCCTGTGTGGTTGCCCTCTTGCGGGCGGCCACGCAGGGCCGCCCCTACGGTTTATTTCTTCTTCGGCTTCAGCGGATCTTCTTCCTCGCCGGCGGGCTTCTTCTTGCCTTCCGGATCGCCGCCCTCCGTCAGCTCCGAGCCGGCCGGTATTTTCTCGGCCACGCGCTTCTGCAGGTGCTCGACTTCCGACTTCAGGAAGTCGATCTCGAAGCCGGAGACCATCTTCTTCAGCTTCTCCTGGTCCTCGGGCTTCTCGGTCACTTCCTTGAGCAGCGCCTTGGCCTTCACGTACGCGGCGATCAGGCCGTCGTGAAAGGCCTTGCCGTGCGCGGCCAGGGGCGTGAGCTCGGCGACCTTGGTCTCGAGCTCTTTCACCTTGACCGTGATGGGCTCCAGCTCGGCCGCCTTCGCCTTGAACGGCTCCAGCTCCGCTACCTTCGCGGTGAGCGGGCCGGTCGCGGCGGACACGGACTTCTGCGTCGCCTCGTCCATGGCCGCCTTCATTTCGCTCTCGACGCCGTCCTCGGTGAACGTTTTCCCGGGGAAGAGGCGGGCGAGAATTTTAAACAGCTTTTGCCAATCCATAATGTTTGCTCCTCCTTCATGTGATGTGCCCTTCCCTTCGGGACGGGGTGCTGCGGTGGTTTTATCGGACAGGTCTGACCCGTCCGGCGCGTCTGACAATGACTTGACCGACATGCCGTGCTGTGCCCCGAGGTAGACCAGGGAGCCCTCGGTCATCTCGGTGCGCGGGCCGGTGCCGCGGTATTCCCAGAACAGGACCTTGCCTTCCTTGTCCGTGATCGGGATGATGCTTTCGCAGCGGAACCCGATCGAGGCGAAGTCGTAGATCCCCGTGTCGATGCCGACAATGACCTGCTCGGACACGAACTTCACCGGAATATAGAACGAACAGGTCAGGAACCAGACCTCCGTGGACCCGGCAGGCAGTTGGAAGTTCTCGCCGGTCTCGGCGTTGGCCTGCTGGAGCGGGAGCTTCTCGATCTTCACGTCGAAGAACTTTCCGGCGGCCGCGTCCTGGGAATCCCGGCTGTGGTCGAACAGCATGGTCTTGCGGATGGCCGTGGCCGCGAACCGGACCAGGACCTCTTCGGAAAACCGCTCGTTGTCCCGGTCTATCGCGTTGTTCGCGAGCCGGAGCTGGCCGACGTAGAAATCCTCGGCCTTGTAGTCCTTGCGCGTGAACTGGTTGATGAGCCGGAGCTGGTCATCCGTCGGCTGAGACGCCGTGGTCTTGAGGCCCGCTAACTTGAACTCCTTGGAGCCGGAGACGTTCGTGATCGGCGACGCGGCCTTCTTCAGTTCCTTGATGTCGGTAAGGCTTTTTTTCATGAGCACCTCTTTCGCCACGAAGGCGCGAAGACTCGAAGAAAACCTTCGAATCTCTGGATCCCCGATAAAGGATTCGGGGATGACGGCAATAAAAAAGCCGGCAGCGACGCTTTCGCGTCAGTGCCGGCTCCGGTTCAGCCCTCAAGACTGCTTATTCAGTTTTACTTCGTGCTGCCCTCTACGTACCGCTTGCACTTCTTGCACCAGAATCTATACTTGCCCTTGACATCGCCAAGCCAGTGTCTCGCATCACAATAAACAGATATCAATGATTCGCCGTTCTTTGCGGCCTCCGCGCCTTTGCGAGAGACAAGAATTGTTTCAAGCGTCAAACTATCTTTCCCTCCCGGCGCTGCTTTTCCAGCACGTCCTCGCAAGTGACGATACCTTTTGACCGGCGCACCTCAGCCACGGTTTTCGTGATCGGATCACCGGCTGCCGCATCCTTGACCGCGATCGCGCGGGCTTTTTTCAGGGCCTCGTCATCGAGGGCCTCGATGATGTCCTGACCGGCAAGCGGACCGGTGTGCGCCCCCTCACCCTCCGCCCTCTTCCCGATAGGGAGAGGGGACCCCTTGTCCCCTTGTCCCACCGTCTCCTTGTCAGGTTCACCGTCCCCGCGTCTCCGCGTCTCCGTGTCGGACTTTGTCCCCTGGACCCCGGGGCCTTTGAACTCGGAGGTCTGCTGTGTGATGGGGCCGGTCTGCTCGCCCTGCTTCGCAAGTGCGGAGTGTGAACCGTCCCCTTGTCGCTCCACTGTCTCCTTGTCGGTCCCTACCGTCCCCCCGTCCCCTGTACCCTGATTCGCTAAGATCTCGATCTGCAGCCGGGCCGCGTCAAGCACGTCCTCACGGGTATCGCCCGCGATGTAGGAGTTGATGGCGTCCGCGGAATCCATGGCGTTGATCGTCTTGAACACGTTCTTGGTTTTCGCTTCGTCTTTGGATAACATGAGCACCTCGAATTTGCAAATAGCAGAGGGCAGAGAGCAAAGGGTTTAAACCCTGTACCCATGCTCTATGCGGTTTTACACGATATATCACAAATTATGAAAACGTTCGGGCCGAGGCACTTTTTGGGTAGCCACGTTAAACAAGCGCCTCAGATTCCTTCATCACCATTGCCATGAAAGCGGACAGTTCCTGATCGCTGAACATTTCCGTCGTTCCCTCACCCGCGGATGATTGAGCGGACTGGACAGTCGCACCGAACCCGCGCACGATTATTCTTCCCGCACCCGTTGATTCCTGCGCTACCTAGGGATGGGGATCGGGATGCGGGCGCGAAGTGCGAAGTTCTAAATTTTTCGGGAAGAAGGCCGACGATTCGAGGCCTTTCCAGAGTTCCGCGATCTGGGCATAGTCGCCATGCGACAGGCCCTTGTCGCCTTCCTGGAGCGAAAGGCAGAGCGGGCAGGCGTCCGGGGCCGGGGAGAAGACGGACCGCAAGTTTCCGGCGGTGTCGGCTTCCTCGACCGAGGTGCTGCACCGGCAGCAGGGATGAACGGGGACCGAGACGGCGTTCGAGACGTCCACGCTGCGCTCTTTCCACTCGTCCAATTTCGCGCGCTCGGCCGCGCCGGCCATCTCGGTGCGGGCGAGGCGCTCCCAGTCGGAGTTCTTGTCGTCGAACAGGGCGGCGAGTTCCTCGGCCATGTTTCGGGGATTGATGCCGTCCACCATGCCCTGCTCCATGGCCATGATGATATCGTTCCGGACCGTCCGGGTCGCATTGTCCTTGACCAGCCGGAAGCCGTCGGTCATCAGGTTCGTGAATATTTCATTGTTCCGCAGGATGTCCAGGATCGGCCGCTCCTTGCCGATCATCTCCGCGGCCTGGATGAGTCCCAGGCTGTAGCTCTGGCCGTAATACCAGCGGATGTTGCTGTCGTCGCCCGAGGGATCATTGAGATCAGGCGCGTACCAGCCGAGGTATTCCTTGAGGGCGTCCATGATCTGTTTGCGCTGGGAATCGTCGAAAGCGAAGGCCTTCGCGGCATTGGGCATAGCGCTTGGAGCATGGGGCTCAACCCTTTGCCCTTTGCCCTCTGCGCTCTGCTCGGACGGCATATTCAGTCCGGCTATCTTGAAGACCTTCGCCTTCAGGAGCTGCCAGGTGTTCTTGAGCTCCACTTCGTATTCGGCTTCAAGCTTGTCGAGCGCCGGCCAGGGGAAGGGACGGGAAAGCTCCTTCACATCCGCATGGAGCATGGAGCCCGGCGCATGGCGTTTACCACAGGAACATTCGCTCTGCGTTTTTCGCTCTGCGCTCTGCGCTCTGCGCTCCGCCTTCTCCCTTCCCAGTTCAAACGTCGCCCCGCCCACCTGGATACTCGTCGCGATTGCCGCTCCTCCCTGGCCGCGCTCCATGAGGCTGGCCTGGGCGTTCAGGAAGCGGGCGTTCGCCATGGTCATGACGTCGCGATAGCTCGGGCTTTCGAAGATCAGGCCCCAGTCTCCCGGACTGTCCACGGACGTGGTGATGCGGTCCCAGGTGCGGCCGCGGAGCCGGAGGAAGTTCGCGCAGAGCTTGATGTACTCAGGCAGCATGGCGAGCTGGCGGATCTTGGCGGCCGAAAGAGCGGCCTCGATCTCGAGCGTTGCCATGCGTTCGGTCGTGGACCAGTAGATCCCCAGGAGCCAGGCGGGCAGGTTCGTCTTGGCGACGATCTGCACGAGCAGATGCCGGAGCGGGACATCAAAGGTATAGATCTGACCGTCGTGGCCGATGATCTTTACGACAACGTCCGAATCCGGGCCACCGGCAGTTACCAGATCGCCGCTCTTGCCCTTGCGCTTGGCCGTGATGATGTTGTTGAAATCGGTCTCGATGGTCTTGCGCCGGGTTTCGAGGTCAGTGCCGTTCCCCTTGCCCGATTTGTAATGGACGTGGAACGACGGGTCGCCGAAGCGCTCGGCGATATGCTTGAACCCGTTCTGGATGGTTACGATTATCTGGGAGACGAACTCCGTGGACCGCATGATCGAGACGCCGTGGGGATCTTGATTTTCATTGCCGATGGAGAAATAATTTTTATTGTCGGGGACGAGACGAACTTCGGTGACGCCGTTGTAGGTGACAGACCGGCCATATTGGGCGTTCAGGATAAGTTCGATGACGCTGCCGGGCATGGAATAATTGGTCTGCTTGGGGGAGCCGGTCCGGAACCAGGGCTCGGCCCGGCCCGCCGCGTTCCGCCGGAACAAGATGCTCTTCGAATCAGCCACGATGAGCCGCTCGATGTCGTCTCGCTTCTTGTTCGCCACGAACTCCGTGATGGCGAAGCCCTGCTCGAACTTCTCGTTCGAGGCGTTCTCCTGGAAGGCCTGGATGCCCTTCTGCATGTCGTTCACGGGCACGTTCAGAAAGAAGTCTTCCAGGTCACGGACAAGGACCGGGTCGTCGCCGATGGGCCGGAGGAAGCCTTCGAGGGTGATGGACTGCCGGATGGCGGAATCGAAGATCGGGATCGCCTCGCGCAGTGTCTCGTAGAAATTGCCGTCGACCTTGCGGAAGACGAAATCCGACATTGCCGAGGTCAGGGGCGACTGGGCCGCGGTGCTGGTGAGTTGGGAAGAGAGCTGCAAGACCTTTCCCGGGCGGACACCGGCCTGCGGCTGCCGGACGACAATCCCCTTGGCCGCGTTCTGGCGGTGCTTGCGCTGGCGCTCCCGGGCCTGGGCGCGCTTGTGTTCGATCTTGGATGACGCTGTTTTTTTCATAGAGGCAATACCTCTCCTGCCACGAAGGCACAAAGTCACGAAGAACAACGAGCCAAACAAAAAAGCCGACACCAACGCTCTCGCGTCGATATCGGCCCTGATTCAGCCCTCAAGAACTCCTATTCAATTGTCAACCGCAGTTGGCCACAAGATGCACAAAAGTCACAAGGGAAAAGCAGTTCGTTTTTTTTGTGCGTTATGTGCGTTTTGTGGCTAAATGCCCTTGAACTGCCTTCTTGATGCGATGGACAAACCGGTCCAGCCGGTCTTTCCACTTCCTGCGATGCCAGCCGAGTTCGTTCATCTTCTCCTCGGGAACGATCTCCACCCCGGCGCTTTTCTGGTTTCCGAAGATCAGGAACGCCGCGTTGACGCGCACTACATGCTGCAGGTCCCTGATGACTTTCTCATGCTGGTGGCGGTCCGTCACGCCGCGCACGATAATGACGCTGTCATGCTTGAGCGTGGACAGGTCGATGACTTCGCCGTCCGGGGCCGTTATTTTTTTGAGTTTCATATTTTATTCAAGTCTCTGGATTCCCGATAGAAGCATTCGGGAATGACGGAAAAGGGAATCTCTGATATCACTGCTATCAGTTTGTCCCCCCGTCGCCTCTCTGTCCCCTTGTCAGGTTCATCGTCCCCCCGTCTATTCCGCGATCTTTCCTACCCTCCTACCTTCCTACCCTCTCACCTTCGGCCTCTTCACCTCAGCTTGCTCCCGCACGCGAACCCGTCATCCTGCTCGTTCCCCAGGACGCCGGCGAGCTGCTCGGTCCTGATGGCGTCGATCAGGTGGTCGTCCACGTCCTTGTACAGGCGGTGCGTTTTTCCCGACCGCACGGTATGGTTCGGGAAGTAGAACGCGAAGTCCGGGTCCCCGGGGAACTCGGACGCCATGATCTGCATGTCCTTGACCATGAGGTCCGTGCTGAGTTCCTTGAGGGTGATCTTCTTGGGCTCTCCGGATTTCGCATCCTTGATCTCCTCGCCTTTTTTGTTCACGTCGCTGGTCTTGCTCTCGAACATGAAGCCCTTGAGACGGTCGTCGTAGCTCTTGTGCCGGTACTGCGGCAGGCCCTGGAGATCGTGGGCCACGGCGCTGCCGGCGTTGCCGAAGTCCGTGCCCCAGGACATGGCCGTGGCCGGGCCGTAGACGTCGTCCAGGGCGTCGAGCGCCTGGCACTGCTGATCGTACGTGACATGCTCCATCCGGAGCCGGGCGATGACCCGGTCCTTCTCGCCGATGATGTTCTTGACGATCATCTCGGTCGGGTCCCCGGAGAACCCTAAATCCGCGCCGCCGCGCTTGAGGCCCGGCGCCGACAGGAAGAAGCTCTTGATCAGCTTCCGGAACTCGCTCTCGGTCATGGTCCCGTCCGGCCGGATGTCGTAATCGAAGAACCCGGCCTTGCGGTACACGGTGTCTATGATCTCGACGGCCTTGGGGTCCGGGCCTTCCGGGCCGAGCCCCACTTCCGTCCGGTACCCGGTGACGATGACCTCGTTGTTCACGTCGTCCACGATGATCTTCATGCACCGGTACTCCGGGATGTGCTTGATGCACCACTTGAACTGCTCCCACGGGAAAACCGAGGATTCAGGATCGCCGTCTATCCCGAGCACGTTGTGCTTGTATTCCGGGGTGCCCTCGCCCTTGTAGTTCCTCCGGAACTTGGCCCGCTGCTCAGGAGACCAGAACGGTTCCGGCATGATACTCTTGGGCCAGTGGAACAGCTTGAAGCGCATCTCGAGGATATGCTCTTCGACATCGCGCAGGGACTGGGCCGGTCCCGCATCCTCTTTCTTTTCCTCCTCGGTCTTTTCGACGACGCCGCCCTGGTAGATGTCTTCTATCTTCGGGATCCGGAGTGACCGGCGGCCGAGGACTCGCTGTTTCCAGAGGTCGAAGTTGATCCTGATCAGCCGTTCCTGCAGAGCGGCGGGGTCCGCCGGCGTCTCGGTCTTTACCGCCGCCTGGCCGAGACGGAAGAAATCGCAGGACCGGTCCCCGTCGGGCACGGAATATACGGCGGCGTTGCACCCGGGCTTGAGCGCCCGCCAGAACTCCGACCACTGCTTGACGTTCTTGTCCTTGGCGCCTTCGTCCTTCTTCCCGTAGGTCCAGACGTGGATGCCACGGTAGGCGTTGCCGTCGTGGCCGGAGGGCCGGAAGTATATGACGAACTCGTTCTTGAAATACCAGTCGTGATAGGGATGCTTCTTCCAGCCGTCCTTGATCCTGCGATGCCAGCGGAACGCCCCGAGCTCGGGGTTCCAGTTGAGCTGGTTGTCCATCGCGTTGATGATCTCGTCCACGTGGCCCTGGAGCGGGGCCCCGATGAGCCCGGACCCGCCGGGCACGGTGAACGCCGGCCAGAGGGAGGTCGCCACGATCTCTCGGGTCTTGCCGACCTCGGCCCCGTCCTTGTGGAGCTTGTCCCCGGGGTAGCGCGTGGACTCCAGCTGGTAATCGAAGAAGTTGTACGGGTCCTTGTGCTGCCGGTCCTCGGGCTCGCGCAGGAACGACATGCACCACAGGACCGGGTCCGCGCAGATGCAGCCGAGCTGGAAGTCGACCAGCAGTTCTTCGGTGGAATATCCGCCGCACTTGTTCTCCGGGATGTTGTCAATGAACAGGTCGGGGAACTCTCCCCGGCTGAGCTGGTTGTAGGTCCAGTCCCAGAACTGGAGCCAGAGCTCGAACTCGTACTTCGGTACGTGAATCCGCTTCTTGAGGTCCTTGAGCGAAAGAGGCTCGATCTTCTCGATCGCGGGTTTTACGGTTAAGCCCAAAATCATTTCACCAATGAACGACTTGTCTCTCGCAAAGCTCGCAAAGGTCGCAAAGAAAGCCTTA